CCGCATTCAGGGACTACGTAAAGCCGGTCTTCTAACCTTAGCACATCAGTACAGTCGTCTGGGTTTTCGTACACATCCACCCAAACGACTTCTTCTTCAAACACCCGCCCTGCTCGTTGGGCGCCTGCTTTGGCTATAAATTCACACGGCGCGGTCAGCACTCGCACGCTGTCATCAACATTTACCGCTATCGTACCTTTTTCTAGCCGTACTTTATAGTCTGTTTTGTGTTCAGCGCCGGTCAATACTGTCCATGGCGGCACAACAATCTCGCGTTCGTAAACACCTGGCAAGAACCGGTGCGTTGTCTTGACGTCTGCTTGTTCCATCTTTAGCAGTTCGTCTTGCAGCGCTGCGACTTTGGACTGCATGGTCGTGGGGTCAACTAAGCCACGCTCGCCGAAACCCAAAAGACCGTACAAGTCTTTTGCTGGGTTAAGTTTGGCTAAGATACCGGTGTACGTTACTTGCACAATCAATCCTTACTGTTGTTCTGGTCTAGCTTCTTAAATATCAGACCTAGCGTGGCTTCTACCTTGGTAAAGCCCACACGCATGTCGTCTTTGATCTCACGCACGGCGTCTTTAAAGTCGTCGCGGCGCACGAAGTCTTCGTGCATCTGCTTGTCTAGGTCTTTAATGTCGGCGCGCATATCTTTAATCGCTTCCCATATCATTTTCAAAGCCCAACCGACAACAGCGCCGCCGATACCTACTATCCAATCAAAAACAGCTTGTGTGTCCATTGTAGTACGCCATTCCTATTGTTACACTTGCGTTGCTGACAGCACGGCCGCAAACGCTGCCAAAACAAAAATTAACTACGCCGTATAAGACCCACTAGCTGTAAATTTGATAATAGTGTTTCCACCGCTTGTAGTAACTGTAGGAGAGCCTGTCGTAACGCCGGTGTAGTCACCAGTCGGGACAGACAAAATAACCACACCTGAGCCGCCTGAGCCCGCTGTGCCGCCGTTAGAGCCCCCACCACCGCCGCCAGTGTTTGCCGTACCAGAAACACCGCTATACCCAGGTAACCCACCCGCCGCACCGCCGCCGCCTAAACCACCCGCACCGCCTGACCCTGTTGCTGCAACGTTATTGTTTGCGCCGCCGCCGCCACCAGCGTAATAGAGCGATGTACCGGTAATTGAAGATTGCAAACCATCGCCGCCTTTGCCGCCTAAGTTTCCGTTATTCCCGCCAAATCCAGCCCCACCACCACCACCGCCTTCATTAGGTGAGGCGTAGCCAAATCCACCCGCGTTGCCTTGCCCAGCAGTTCCAGCACCGCCAGCTAAAGGATTGCCTGTAGACGTATTGTACGAACCGCCGCCGCCTGAGCCGCCGACACTGCCTATTGCGTTTAGCACTGCGCCGGCGCCACCGCCAATGGCGGTGCCAAAATCAGTTAGCGACGAGTCGCCGCCGTTAGTGTTGATGGCCCCGCCGCCGCCGACAACAACAGAATAAATTTGGCCAACTTTTAAAAATTCACCGCTGCCTTGTATTAAACCACCAGCCCCGCCCCCGCCGTTAGATGCGCCCGCGCCGCCGGCAACGATTAAAAAATCGGCAAAGTAAAAACTTTTTCCGGTTAAAAAGATGTTATTGGCGGCAAACATTATGGGGTAAACCCTTGTACGATTGTGCCGTACCAATAAGTACCGTCACAAACAAAAGACAGGATGTCCATTTTTCCGACTGTAGCCGTGATAATCGGCGCGCCAACAGCACTCCATTTAACGTCCGTAAAAGCAGCGGTTGTGGCGGTGCCGGAGTCAGGCTGTTTAAGCAACAACAAGAATGACTTTCCTGCTACCACGGCGGGCATTGTAAATGTACACGGCGTAGCTGAAGTTAACTTAGCAACTAAAATCGTTCCTAGCGCAATGCTCAATGTAGCGGTCGCGCCAACCGTTGCTTCACTTGTAACTGTTTCGGTGTACGCGGCGACTGTTAAATCCCCACCAACATCTAAATCCCCAGAAACAGTTAAATTAACAAAAGAACTTGGGTTTAGTAGTTGAAATTGAGTCCCGTCATACTCGACAAGAATCATCGCCCCGCCGATAATGCTGCCCGCCACAAGCGCGGTTGCGCCAAATTGTGTAACAGACTTTACGCCTAAACTGTCAATGTCTAGCGTCACAGCGCCGGTGTTGGTGTTTTGCGCGATAAAACTGTATTGCGCACCAGCCGTATAGCCTTCAAGCGGCGGCGTAGCCGCGCCAGTCAACACGTTTGTGCCGGCGACAATAATTAGGTTGTTTGTGGTTGTCGGGTCGTTTACAGCAGGGATGTTGTCGTAGCTTCCAATCTGCGCAAACGCAGATGTTTTTAGCACAAACTTATACAACACACCACCGTCTAGCCAAATTTCAGCCGGTGTTCTACCAGCTGCGTCTAACACAATCGGGTTGGTGTTAAACGCCGCGCCTGAGCGCGAAGTGTAAGTAGATACTGGCGTAGTTGTACCAGCTAAATAGGTGTAGAGCAGCCCGCCGGAAAGTGGATCGCCGCCGCTGTCAAAAAACTGAGCGCCTGCGCCAGCTAAATACGAAATGTTAATTGACATCAGACTATCCCCGTAATAATTCCGTTAACGACTGTGACGGTTTTACCATCAACAGTTGTAAATGTACCTGTCGCGCCGCCGTTGCCGGCGCCCAATTGTTCGTACACAGCGTTGAAAAACCTAAACCATTCTCTGGACATTAAGTTTGTCGCTGGGTCAATAACTGGAACCCGTGGTGCCGGTATTTGAGTTGAATTAGGCATTTGTTGCGCTCAGTTGTAATTCAGCACCCATAATAGCTATCTTTACTGGGTCTGTTCCAGACACTTCATAAACACGGTCGCGCAGCTTATTTGTCATGCCAAGCCTGCGCCAGATAACGCGGGTGCCATACTCTCCTACGCCGCCCATCGACCGCCAATACTCATTAGACCATGTGTGCCCGCCGTCATCAGACCAACGCAACATTACTTTTGGTTGAACATAGTCATCAACCGCTGTAATAATTACCACTTCATCGTTGATGTAAAAATCACCAACAATAATAAGTGGGGTCAAGTACACGCGCCCAGGTATTTCAACCACGCCGGGTAAACCTACGCCCGTCTCCGCGTCTAATTGCAAGCTATGCTGCGCAGTGCGCTTAAGATCGTTTGCGCCGGTGGGCAACGCCCGCCACGAGCGTAACCATTTTTGCACGCGGTTGTGGTCTGCGTAAACATTTAAATCAAAAGAATACAAATTGCCGTTTTGGTAGTCGCCGATAATAATCTTGCTGTTAAAAGCCATTTGGCAATTGCTGCGATGGCGGCCAAAATTACCATTGGTAAAACTTGCGCGCTCATGCCACGCTTGAGTAGCAACGTCGTACACCCAAGTGGCGTTCGCGGTAGGAAACGTCAACACGTAAAATGAATGGCCGTCTTGCTGGTATGTATATGCTATGGCGTCAGATATATCGCCGTACTGTTGGATTTGCCACTCCACCGCATGGGTGCTTATTCTTAGCCCAGTATAGCCGTTAGCTCGGTAAACAATACCTTTGCCTCGGGCGTCTGCGCCAAGCCAAAACAAACCGTTATCAAGTTTGGCAACGGAAAATGTCGCAGCGCAACCAATTTCGTTAAAGGCGCCTTGAATACGCTGCAAAGGAAAATCAAGCGCGCCTGAGTTGTACCAAACCTCGACAGAGTTTGTGCCAAACAACCAAACTTCGGAGTGGTCGGTGATAGACGAAACCAACCCGTCTGGGCTACCTTCGGCGCTTGCAAAACTTAACGGGTCAATTGATGTTGGGTCTAACAACTCAGACACCCACACACGCTGGCTGTCTGGTTCAATAAAGACAAAGTACCCGTCTAAATAAGAAACTGTTAGCGCACCAGGAAAGTCTGTGTCCGTAATTTCGCCGAAGGTATCTGTGACTGAGTTGTAGTAAAAAGCAGGGCCATTACAGGCCGCAACCAAATACGTTCCATCGTCAGTCATGCTAACGGGGCCGTCATTGGCTAGCAAACCTAAAGTGGTGATGTTGTATTCAGAATCAATTTTGTAAAGCGTGTTGCCAGACGCAATGTAAGCAAACCCGTTAAACGTCCGCATTCCGCGTACCGGCCCAGTACCAACGGCGACCTCTAGCTTTAGCCCAGGCGCGCGGTTTAAAAACGCCGGCTCTTTCCCACCTTCAGGAACAATCTCAGGAAACAAATTAATCATGCGGTTATCAGCCGCATTGACCGACCGAGCTACATACGAACTTCCGAGTATCGGCGTTTTCATTAGAGATTGTTAGCGAATATGTTGTATCTTTGGCGCCGCCCCATTAACGGGAATGGCATGGCCATGATGTCGTCAGGATTGTTAATGCGCTTTAAATTGCGCTTGCTTGTCATGGCAATGCGCATCACTTGTCCTGATGGCTCTACGCCGAACTCGGGCGCCAACTCGCAAGCTAAGTTGTAGCGAAACGCCCGCAAGTAGCCTGGCGGGAACGCCAAGCTAGTGCCGATCTTTGCGGGTTGAGTGAGCGCTAGCACCGAAACAATGTGCCATTCCAGCAGTTTTGTGGGCGCGGGAAAGATTGTCATTTCAACGTTAGGATACGTTTCGTTGACAAACATCACTTCAGGATACGAGCTTGTCGCAGACTTTAGCGCAATGCCGTTGTACTGTTCTTGATTGATTAACTTAACGCCAAAAGACAAGCCCGAAGACCCGTCTTTAAAAAACGTTGAATCGTCAATCTTAATTGGCCGCACGCCTACAAAGTCGCCCGTAGGCCCAAGCGTGCGCGTCACAACGTTTATCGGCCAAGTAAAGATTTGCGTTTGTGTTGCGTAAACCGCCAAGCGTTCCGTGTTCCAGCTTTCAATCATCTGGTTCATGGCGTCTAGCGCGTCTTGCGCTGTGGCTGCTGACGGTTCTTCGCCCTCGGCGAGTTGCCCGATTAGCCTAAGCGACCCATTAATAATGTCCCCGGCGGTAGCCATGCAAGCTCCTATTGTTTACGCGCGCGCCCGCGACGGGGTTGCAATGCGTTAAGTATAGGCGTTTCAGGGTCTTCTTGGGAAGGGGCTGGCGCAACTTTAGGTGCTGAGGGGTCAAATTCTTCCCAACCGTTACGGATGTCAGCGTCAGCTTCTTCGCGGGAACTTGCTACTTTAGCGCCGTGCATTTCGTGTTTTAGGTAGATAACTGCCATAGGTATCCTATCGGGTAGGCGCCTTAGCGCCCGCCCTAATCACATTTAGGCCACAGCGGCGAATTGCCAAACCGAACCGTCGGAGATAAACAGATCACCCAAGCCAGCGGCGTTGGTGGTCACACCGATAGAACCCGCAGCAGCAGTTGTGGTTGTTGTACCAGCAGTAACCGCTATGCTAAGAAAGTACAACCCTGCGCCCGTGTCAGAGAGCAAAACGTTACCGCCTAGCGACTTTTCCTCAGCGACGTTGCCGTCAGAAGTTTGATACGTCATGATATTTCCTTTCAGAATAAGTTAAGACAACAAGTGGGGGCCGAAGCCCCCAGCTTATTTAGCCCCACATACGGACAGCCATTTGCGGACGGATTACGCTAAAGCCGTAAAGCACGTCAACACGGCAAGGCATACGGTCATTGTTGATGTCGTACTGACGAACAATACGCATCGAAATGCCGTTGTGCACTTGACGTGACGCCATGTCCACACCTTGTG